AACGAGCAGGCACACGAGCATAAAACAACAAAAGTTGTAGCAAAGAAAAAATAAGGAGATAATAAATGGCAAATTACGCAGTAAATGACTTTACAGAAAGAGCAGATAATTTGGCAGCATGTCTTGTACTATTGGAAACTAAATTAGAAACAATAACCAATACCAAGACAATACGCCATCTTAGCATTCACAAAGTCGGAACAAAATACGAATACGCATTAGTAGTAGACGCTTAGGCATAAGCTTTATATACTCTAGCGTTCTAATATAATTGTGGCTCCTAACAGACCACAGAACCACAGGAAATATAACGCATAATGCGTCTTCTGGGGCCACACAACGAAAGCTTTATATAGTGCTATTGCATTATATGTAAGCAGGTGACAAACCTATGGCAAACGAAACCAATAACAACACAGCAGATACAAACGAAACCAGTGAGGGTAACCTAACTGCTATCTTGGATACTGTTGAAGAATCAGGTCTATTAGATACTATCATGGACGAACCATTATTGATGGCACTTTGTGCTGTTGTATTAGGTATGGGTGCTTACATCGCTTATACCGTACCAGCTGTCAAAGAGTTAGTTTTCAAATACTTGAAGAATAACGAAGCTGAATTAATGGAAATGCTAGATAAAAATCTAACAAAGGCACAAATGAAAGCTTTTGATAAAATGGACGAGACTGCACAGAAGCACGTCAAAGACTCTTTAGTCAAGAATGTATTAATTACAGCTTGGGATGAGAAGGATGATGAGCTTGCTGCTTTAGTCAAATCTAAAGTTAAGGCCGCACTAGACGAAGCCAAGTAATGGACGTCGAAGGGTATGAAAGGCGTTTACGCATAAGAGTCGGAGAAGGGGAATATGAAAGACATAAAGAACTTGTCCGGCTTCTTGCCCGCAATCTCGCGCTTGAAGACTTGCTTTGGGAAGAAATTCTTGTATGTATTCGGGATGTTAACGCGAGAACAGAGTTATTGCGACAAAGAAACCAGATTGTACGGGATATTCATACTGAGTTCCGTGCTCTTAATATAGAAGTCCCAACTGTTGTAGAGAAGAACAGTGAGGGTTTCAGTAAAATTCTAGAGGATTTAATAGATGACAGCAGTGAAGAAAGAAAACCAGATGAAGTCCGCGATTAGCGGCTTAGCTGCTCACGACTCTAGAAAACTTGAAAAGATTTTTAACATATGTAGAGAAGATGAAAAGAAGATGACTCTTCTTTGTAGAGCGTTTTGTGAAGCTTATCTTATAGATAACAAACAAAGACCTCTTAGACTTAGACCACTACAAGAACAAATAGTAGTAAAAACGTTAACATATCCTAATGGAGACGCTGGTAAGCATCGTAAACTTGCTATTTTGGCTCCACGAGGCAGTGGCAAATCATTTGCGCTCTCGGTAGCTGTATGTATCTACATGTTTTTTAATAGATTTAGAGATTTAATATTTATTTTGGCTCCAACTGAGGACCAAGCTTCACTTATATTTAATTATTGTTATAGGCATTTTGCAGATAATGCTTTTTTAGATGGCTTAGTTAAGAATTACAGGTTTCATAACAAACCTAATATCACAATGAAGGGAGGAACAGTGCTACGTAGAGCCCCATTAGCTCCATCTAATCAGGGTCAAGCTATACGTGGACAACATCCTACATTTTGTATTGTAGACGAAAGTCCACTTATTGATGATAAATTGTTCATAGATAACGTAGAACCAGCAATTGTTTCTAATAAAGCTCCATTTATTAATCTTGGTACCCCAAAATCTAAAGATAATCACATGTGGCGCTATCTTTATGATGATAGATACAGCGATACCTTCGAAAGGATGGTATTTACATGGAGAGATGCTGTAAATCCCGGTAGAGCTTACTCTGCACCATATACAGATGATGATATGGCTGAAAAGATGCGAGAATGGGGTGAAGACTCAATTTATTGGAAAACAGAGTACGAATGTCAATTTGTAGAGTCTGTTGCTAATATTTTTAATCCAGAACTAGTAAAAGCGTGTCTTATAGAAGGAATGGTGATGCAACTACCCGGAAACTATCCGAATTGTGTGGTTGGAGTAGATATTGGTAAATCTGTCAATAGTACTGTGATAAGTGTATGGTCTACTGCTAAAACTGCTACTGAAAATGTAGCAACACTTATTTATCTAGAAGAAATAGGTCCAAAAACAGGAGGACATGATATTCCATATCAAAGAAAAAGAATTATGGCTATATCTAAAGATTATGGCGCTGATAAACTGATAATTGATGCAACAGGTATGGGAGGTGCTATAGAACAGGATTTAAGATTAGCATGTATAGAATTACAAATACAATTTATACCATTCGTGTTTACAGGAGGTCCTAAAGGGACAAAAACTCAAATTTATCGTGATTATGTGTCGTATATACAACAAAATCTAGTAAAAGTACCACATCCTGATGGTTTAGAACCTAATCAGGCCAAATTAGTAAACAAATGGTTGAGAGAACACATAGATTTAGAATATACAATGGATGCAGCTAATAAAACAGAAAAGATAGCAGCACCTAGTGGAAAACATGATGATTATTGTGATAGTAGTGCTATAGCATTACACGCATCACTACAAATGTTACCCTCTACAGGTACCTTTGCTAGCATATCTCTTAAACAAGGTGGTACTAGTAGACGCGCCGCCAAAAGAAATCCTATTTTTACTACGGCAAAACGTTCACAATCCTTAAATAAGGGTGGTTTAAGAGGTATATAAGTAGATTTCGGCGAAAGCTTTATATACTATATCGTACTATATTGGAATGATAGCCATGGCTCTTAGCGATTATTGGCCTTTTAATAGGCGTAGTTTTGCAACCGTTGGGGAAAATCCTCCCTACACAAAAGATGCACCTAGAAGTTACGGTTCTGGAATTATCAAAAGATTAAAATTACAGAACACAGGTAGTGTCTTCGGTAGAAAAGAAGCTAATAAAGAGCCACAGATAGGTGATTATAAAACTTATATGAATGTTTATTTAACAGACCCTATAGTTAGAACACTTATTGACCTTCCTTGTATGTATGCAGCTAAAGATGGATATGATATAGTTACAGACAACGATGAAGATAGAGAAAATATACATGCATTGTTTGATGAGATTAACATGGAACAGTTATTATATACATGGCTAAGGAATGGAAGAATATTTGGGACTTCTTATATGGAATGGACTGGTGACAACCTTGTAATGAGGTCATCACAGAATATGTACATACAAAGAGACCCAAGTGGACAGATAATGTATTATTATCAAGACATAGGAGACGATAAAGACTCCGTACGTTTTGAAGAGAATGAATTAATTTGTTACCGTAATAATCCTTTTGATGACTATGCGTATGGTTTGAGTGATATACACCCTATACTATACTTAATAGATTTAAAAGATTACGCAGAAAGGGATATAGGTGCTGCACTAAACAAATATGCTACAAGTAGATTTGATATTAGCGCAGGTTTACCAGATATGCCTTATGGTCCAGATAAAATAAATGAGATTGTAGATGCATTTAATGGTTTGGAACCCGGTGAAGATATTATACACGGTAATGATATAGTAGTCAAAGAACTACAAGGAACTCAAAGAGCTTTCGAGTATGGTAAATATACAGATGATATATTAAAGAAAATACACGTGGCACTGAAAGTCCCTATAACTATGTTTGATAAACCTGAACAAGCAAGAGCAATCTTTGAACCATACGTTAGACATTTGCAATCTGCGGTTGAAGCTGCTATAAACGCACAATTAATGCCACAGTTGTTAGGTGGAGATGCAAGGTTTAAGTTTAGACAGGTTAATGTAGATGACGCATTCATCAAAGCGAAGACTGATATGATTTACTTATCTGAAGGTGTACTATCACCCGGAGAAGTGAGGTCAGAAAGAGGATTGAATCCAGAGGGAGCGGTAGAAATGCAAGAAACAGCAGAGAACGCTAATATATCTGGAGGAAGAGACCAAGATAAAAAAGAAGAGTCCGCAAGGACAGAAAACCGCGCTGGTAACGAACCAGCTGCAAATCCAACGGGGGATAGAGAAGAATGAGCACAGAGTACGACTATGAGCGTTGTATAATAGAAGTTGGCCCAACTTTAAAGAAAAGAGGAGTTGAGGACCACCAAGAGATTGCGGCAAATATGTGTCGCATGAGGGTAGAGCAGGAAACTGACCGTAAGTTTGCTGTGAATGCCGGGGGCGGAGAGGAGAACCAACGCAGTTTTGCTGCGACTTTGGATAAACCTGTTCATACGGATGATAATATAGAGTTTCCAGTAATCGCTATAACGTCAGGCCCCCACGACGAAGATGGCGACCAAAAGGTCACTATAGAACCATCCGTATTAGAAAAAAGTGTTGAGACTTTCACTGAATTGCCAGTTTACTATAATCATCAACGAACCGAGGACGACCTTCTCGGAAAGGCTATCAACCCAGAAATCGTAGAGCTAGAAGATGGTAAAAAGGCAATTAAGATGCTTGCACAACTATATAGAGGTGCAGCAGAAAGTAATGGAGTGCTAGAAAAGATTGAAAACGGAGATATGACGCATGTCTCTATCGATTGGTTTTCTAAAGACGTCGATGTCTTAGGAGAACCGTTTGCAATGGACATCCGTCCTATCGAGGTGAGTTTTATTGATAATGAGACTCGAACACCCGTCTGTGACGCATGTACAATAGAAAAGGAATGTGATAGTCACCGTGAATTCGGTGATGAACATGGTGATTGTGGCTGTGGTGGTCACGATGATACATCATGTGCCTGTGACACACACGGGCGAAACAGCGAGGTACAAAACATGGCTGAAGAACAACAAAAAGATGTCTCTGATGCAGTTGGAATCACCGAGCGTGAATTCGCTTCGATGAAATCTCAACTAGAAGAGATGAAAGAAACTTATGCTGAGTTAAACACCAAGCACGAAGAGGCAATGGCTCTCGTATCAAAATTCCAAGAAGAAAAAGAAGCAAGAGAAGCAGCAGAAGCTGAAGCTCGTGTTAACAATTTCGTAACTGGCATCCTAGAAAAGGAAGTCGCACTTGGAAAACTCGATGACGATGGGAAAGATGCACGTGCAGAGGAACTCAAAGCATGGGACGACATAAAGCTAGAAGGATTTAGCATCGCTATGGATTCTATGCCACTTCCAGTAGAGGCCGAAAGGACCTTTGGAAAAGGCAAGTCTCCAGATGCTGAAGAGACCCCAGAAGTAGAAGCTGACGAAACTCCACGCATGTTTGCGATGGAAAACGGCAGAATCGTATTCAAGAGGGAAGAAAACTAAGGTGAATAAAATATGGCAATAGTAAAAACAGTATTAGTAAATGATGGTGGAGCTCCGTCTCGAATCGTCAATTTTACAGCTGGAGAAGCTCTAGAAGCTGGTGAAGCATTGAAAGTTCACACTGACGGTACAGCAAAGTTGGCAACAGCCAGCGAAGCACCTGTATTAGGTTTTGCATTAACCGATACCGCAAACGGAGATGTCGCATCTGTCGTTATTGGTAGAGGAATTATAATCAACGCTATTACAGATGCAGTTACCGCTGGTGACCTACTTTCAGTAGATGGCGCTAAACCCGGTTTCCTAGAAACTAAAAACGCTTACTCAGCTGACTCAGAAGAAGATGTGGTTATAGCAATCGCATTGGAAACAAACGCAACAACAGACTCTATGACAAAGGTCATGGTGCTCTAAGGAGATAAGATAATATGGTAGCAGCAGGAACAAATCCCGGTATAGCAGACAGCTCATTGAGCTCAACCGCTAACAGGGTATTAGTAGACTACAAAGACGCAATTCAGGATTACAAAGTCACTGAAATGCCTGTAGTTAATATGTTTGCAGAGCGATTTACCACAGACACTGGTGGAGATGTAGATATTACATTTGCAAAACCATCCATGGGTCTTGAACAAATTGAAGAAGGAGCTACTCCAGCTTTCCAACACACTGACTTGAGAAACGAACGTGTATCAGTCAAAGAGTATGGAATTGCAGTTGGTGTAACCCGAAGAATGATTGAAGATTCAAGATTCTCTGAAATGGAACTCGCTTTGAACGAAGCCCGAAGAGCCGTCCAAAGACACATTATAAAACACTTCATTTATGCAGTGTTTGGTCTAGCAGACACAACTTTCGGAACAGTAGCAGTAGCAACAGGAACCAATGAAACAGATATTGAAACATTCGCATCCTACCCATACGGTGGATTCTTTGGAGCAAGTCCTTCATCTGGTAACAGATTAAACGAATACGGTGGATACTCACTAAGTGACTTAAACTCACTAGGTACCCACTACTTCGCATCTACTGATGCAAGCAGTTCTGAATCATCTACGGGTGGTAACTTAGAGTTAACCGATATAACCAAAGCTATTGAGTT